GTTTTCTTCTATGCCTTCAATAGTATAAGTTCTGCCTTTAGCGAACCTACTAATTCTTGGCGCTCTTGGTATTTCTAATTCTGTCATTATTGATTCTCCTTTGCCCATTTAGTGATTTGATTTCCAGCGTAAAAGTCCTTAGCGAACATTTGTAACGCTTTTTCTAATGACCATCCATCAACAATAGCTTGGTCAAATGCTTCTGCATCTTCAAGTGAAAATGCTTTTTTTGCTTTTGTAATAAGTTCTGCACTTATCATTTTTTTACCATCCTTTTTTTAATATACTAATATTGTAGCACTTTGTGATATATATGCAAGTTATTCATTAGGTTTGTACATTGTGTATTTAACTGTAAGCTCTGTACCTGCTTCTATATCTTCTAATGTATATAGATAGCGTGTTATTTTACCTTGTATTTCGCAGTTAGGGTTTTGACTATGATTAATGAATCCACCAAGTGGAGTTCTAACAAGGTTATCGGGTTCTCCATACCACTTAACATGAGTCATACCTATAACTTCATAAGCTGGTATATCTTTAATTGCAAATAAACCTAAACCTTCAATCTTGCTTGGTTGTATTGTAAGATAATCGGGTAAAGGTCTATACATAATTTATTCTTGTTCCTTAAAAGTTTCATAAAGCATGTCACGTAAGCCGCTAACAACTTTTAGTCTTTGCTCTTCTAAAGATTTTATAATCTGTTCTACATCTCCAACAAAACATGTTTCATCAAATGTATTCTTACTTTGTACAAAAGTAACTTTGACATTGTATAAATCTCCCCAGTTAAGATATATCTCTCCTTCTGCGCTGGGTAAAACAAATTCAAAACCGCCACGTTCTTTTTTTGTTTCGGTCAATATCCAGTCAGTATGATTTATCTCTAGTGACCTAAAGATTCTCATTAACCCATCGAATCCTTCGTTCCTGTCTAATTGTCCTTCTGATAACTTTGTCATAATTAACTTACCTTCTCTTCTTTTAGCTTGTCTGCTTCTTTGTAAAGCTCAAACATCTTTGGTTGGTGTACTGGTAAAAAGTAATTCTGCATGTAGTCTTGATAAGACTTAAACTCTGGAAACAATTTGTTAAATTCTTTTGGTTTTAAATCCCATCTATCTTTAGCAATCATCGATGTATCTTGAAAATCATCGCTTTCTTCATCTAAGAAAACATTTAGGACTTCTTCCCAAGTCCACTCGAAGTAAGTATATTTACCATCTAAAATTGGTTTGTCACGCTCTACCCACTCATCCCAAGTCATAACTAATTTCTCGCCATCGTTGACCATCTTTGCAGAATTAGAAGCATCAATCATATAGACTTTGCCATCTGCTGGATTAGTTTTCTTTAACAAACAATGGAAGGAGTAATTCTCAATACCAAAAGTTTCTCGCAATACAACAACATATTTATATTGGTCTTTGTTTTTACCATGAACATTTAAGTACTCCATGAATGTTGCTTTAACGCAATCTCCACCCGCCATTACAATACCTCTTCCATAATGTCGCCTTCGGTAAAACCGATTAGCTTGTCTAATTGATTCTTAGCGCCAACATAATCGCCAGCTTCTAAGAGTTCCTTAATTTGTTTTTTTAATTTAATAATTACTTGATTCATTATTTACCATCCTTTTTTAACATACCTTTATAGGTTAGCATTTGTATCACACTATGCAACACTTATACCGAATTTTTGTAAACGCTCAATATCTTCTAAATCAAATTCAGTTTGGTTATTGTGTCCATACTTTTTATTAATTTCTTTGTTCATCTCGAACCAACGCTTCATACCTTCTACTGTGGAGTATTCGTGTTCATCTTCTTTACCTAAATAGATTTCTTCGTATCTTTCATAAAAATGATGTTTTGCTCTAGTCTTACCGCAAGTAGTACATAGAACTTGACCAGCTTCATAAGCAGCTTTACGATTTGCTCTTGCATACATTGCATCAGCAGAATCTTGCTCTTTAACAACTTTTGCGGTTTTCTTAATTACCTTACTTGGAACAATTCTACTTCGACCACGCTCATCAGTTTGGCGTAATTGTCTAGCGCTTCCTGTAATGTAATCTTTATTACCTTCTACTGAATTAATAGCAGCTTGTTCAGTATCAGCTTCTACTAATACTGTACGATGCTCAATTATTTTTAGCTTGTACAGTTTTTTATATGTTTTGGGTTTTTTTCTAGCCATTTATTCTCCTTTTATATCTGCAACTGCAATATCTACATGTCATTTATTTTCCCTTCTTTAAACACTCACAATTAATAAGTGGTTGATATATCTTTGTTAACATAGCAAGTTCTTTTTTGAACTCGTGACTTAAACCATGAAGTTTTAGTTTGGTCGCCATCTGCATAAAATGAACTTCTACCATCTTGTGCAACTGGTCGTGACCATATTTACCTTGCGGGTACTTTTTGCTTTTTCTGATTACTTCTTGTTGATAACCTGCCATCAGATTATTCGTACCACCCTTCATTGGTTTCTTCAGCAGCTGGTTCTTGCGGAGTTTGCTTCTGAAGAACATCTTTTGCTAATTGCGCGTGGTAATCTGGCGCTTCAGTATCTAAGTACCAGTCGCCACTAGCAACAAACTCTTCATAAGTTTTGTAAACCATAAATTAACCATCCTTTCAATACCATTGTATCACATTGTGATATTTATGCCAAATACGTTAAACTTCCTAATGGTTCTACATTGTCGTAAATGTCAGTTGAATTTTTAAAAACTACCCATTCGTACTGCCTGTCCATATTGATTCTTTCGTTCAGACATTCTGCATCACAATAGATGTAATTGTTATGTTTGATTACTTTGCTAGCTGGATTAAAACATTCTGAACAATACTCTAATTCCATCTGTTTATTTTTTAGGTTCAAATGAAGGTTTCCTTCCTTGTTCTATTTCTACATAATCCAGTACGTGATATACCTGCATGTAAGAATCTTCCATACAATAACAACTTACGCAGATATTACATAAGCAGATAATGCTTCGGTATGGATATTGCGGAGAATGAAATGTGCCATCTTCAAAACAATAGCACACTCCATCTTCTCGTGTTTCAGTCGTGTAAACAATGTTACTTGACAGAAATTTCTCCTTTACTGTTTAAGTAAAACTTACCAAAACTATTTCTTGCAGTATAAGGACTAGGAACTACAAAAGTAATTTCTCCCCATTCCTCTAATGCTTCTTTGGTAAGCTTGCCTTGAAACTGTTCGCCAAAAGCACTTGTTTGCTCTAACGCTAACATTTCAGATTTACCAGCAGCTAATATCTTTTTAAGCTGGGCTTTGTTTTTAGGTCTTGAATCCATTCCATCCAGAATGAAAATACCTTGCGCACTCATTGTTACCATCCTTTTTTGATTACGTAATTAGTGTAACACTTTGTATTACATATACAAGTGTTTACATGAAGTTTTTTTTGTGATTGGATAGTAGTAATCGTTGCATGTGTCACAACGTACTAAGTCAGCGCCAGTTTTGTTACTAAGTTCTGGGTTACTCTTCTTCATAATAGTTTATCTCTAAAGACCCTTTGCACATAGTGCTGCTTGATAAGCACATGTAGCCACCTCGTGTACCATTTACTATCATCTTTTTGAGTGGTTGTTTGCAGATTCTGCATTTAATTTGTTTAGCCATAAGTTTCAAAATAAGCATCTATGATGTTATCGTAATTTGCCGCATCATCGATTCTTTTAACGTTACCGCACTCAACAATCTCTCCTTGATTGTTTCTAGTTAAAATAGAACGTTTGTGTCCAATACCAGTATGTGTTGACCTGTACTGAACCTTACAAACATAAAATGCTTGTCCTTCCTTTTCTATTTCTTGATATATGTTTAAGACCTTGATGTCTGCTCTTGCATCGCCTACTTGAATTGTCATTGTTTTATTTTACTACTGATTTAAGTAATCTCTTATTATCTTTCGTTCTTTTTTAGATACTGGTAATAAGAATAAGTTTTGTAAATCCAGTAAATCAAATGCGTTTACATCTTCGTATATATTTTCTGAAACTGGCGCTGCATCGTAAGTTGGTTTATGTTTTTTAGCAGCTGCCATAACATCATCCCATGTGACTTTGCCTTTTGCATACTCTTTAGATGTCATTAATAATTGCATCCCAGTTGATGCCATACTATCTCCTTTGTATTAAGTTTACATACCTTCTTTTTTTAGTCTTTTGCCCTGTAGTTTGCGTTCATATCTTAAAAGCCATAACATGGCATCTCCGCCATCTAATAAAAATTGGTTATATTCAATAAAGTCTTTAGTTGGTAATTTCTCTATTAAAAGACCTAATCTTCTACTTGTTGCTGCTGATACTTTCATTATTTTTGTAACTCTCCATCTATCATTACTGGTTGTTCTGCAACTATAACTGCGGTTCTATCTAATAATACTACGTGTGATACTGTATCATCCCACATATTTACATCGTATGCTTGATAGCCCATTGCTGCTAGGGTTCTACCGACATCTTGTTCAACTGTTTGTCGGATTTCACGAGAAAGTCTTACGTTACTTTCATTATAAACTCCATCACGAGTTAGTTCATTAAGTTTTACGTTATTTTTTCTCACTTTTTCTATTACTTCATCCATTGTTTTTTGTGATGGCATCTTTGTTCCAGCTTTTAGTTTCATTACTTGCACTACGCCGCCTTCTCCATATCCCATTACATCGTTTGCTTGATTTGCATATTGAACGCCTACTTTAATGTCTGTATCTGTATAAGTACCATATCCAAATACCGCTGCATTACCTGCGTAGTAATCTCCATCAATAAATTCTTCGTGTATCTCTATACCCCTTTTGACTAATGGCGGTACTTTTTTCTCTCTAACATTTATGCCTTTTTCAAAAAGAACTTCATCATAAATAAGTTGAAAATCCGAATCTGCAAAAAGACCCATATCAATAAATCCTTTTTCAGCTGCTTCTATAGACTCTTCAAAATATGATGGCATATAAAAATCGTGACCTTGTTTAATCATAACTTCTCGCCATCGGTTTTGTGCTTCTATCAAGGCATCGCTATCTATATAATTAGTATCAAAAGATATTCCTAAATTGTTTACATAACGCTTTAGAGTACTTGAAGTTTCTTCTGCTTTTAAAAAGTTTGTATAGTTAGTTTGCATTGATGGTATTCTCTCATCAATAGTTAAGTCAATGCCACGAGATATAGTTTTAACTCTATCTGCTACTGGTATCTTTGTATCTTGTAATACCCATGTGTCTTGGTCAACATCAAGTGAATCAGATAAACCTCTGAATAAAAGTACATCTCTATTTAAAGTTTCTCCCGAATCAAGTACAATGTCGTTTTGAAATTCTGGTAATGGAACATTGTCTGTCAAATCCATAAACTTTTTTACTGTTTGTGGTTTGCCTGTAAATCCTTTTTGTTTTGCAATTAAATATAATCCTGCATTATCTGGTTTTAGTTTACTGTTTTTAAAAAACCGCTCTCTCTTTCTTACTTGTGTTAGCCACTCTTGTTTTACACCGACTACGCTGCCATCTTCTCTTAATAAAGATTCAGCTGCCGCAATTTCTTCTAATTCATTTATCCCTGCTCGGTTTGTAGGTTTATCATATAACTTTGCCTTTTTAACTGCCATGCCATCAATAGCTATATTTTTATTAGTAGATGAAGTTTTTAAAACTGTGTACTTACCATTTACATCTTGTATTACAGTTATTGGGTAAGGGTTAGCTTGACCAGTATCAAAATCAATATCTGAATATCTGTTAACTAGCTGAATATCATCTGGGTTTTGTGATACTGCATCAGATTCTAGTAACTCTGCTAAAAAGACTTCGTTATCTGTTATTGCTGGTCTGCCTAATAAATCAATAGTTTTGTTAGCGAAATCTGCATCTTTTATTTTTTTAGTTGCATCATCTAATACTGTTGACATAACATATCGACCACCCCGCAAGTTATCCATCTCGAAGTTTTTTCTTATATACCTATCAATGACCGAATCAGATGCTTGTTCTTGTGAATACATAATAAACATAACTTCTGCTGGCTCATAACCTTTAGCATCAACTAAATCTTCAACTAACTTAACTGGCTTATTACTTCCCATTGTGACATCGTGTATTATGTTTAGACCTTTATCAGATGCTGCATCTTGCGCAGCTGCCAACATGGCGGATGATTCTTCGTGTAATATGTTTGCTGCTTCATAACCAAATAACCCTGTATCTCCTATAGGTACTTTAGATGCTATCTCTTCTCTAATATCTGTAAGAATGCTTTTATCGAAATCTTTACCTAATACTGAATCGTATATATCTGGATGTTTTAATTTTAATTTTTTCATAAATGGATTATCGCTGCCTAGCTTTGTTCCAGCGCCAAAATCTGGATTGTTAACAAAAGTATCACTTAACAAGTCATTGAGTCTTTTATCCGCAGCTGAAGCGTATTTATTAAATATAAGTTTTGTTTTAAAATCATCGGAGTTAAGCACAACGTATTCATCTAACTTGTAAGTTTTTAGTGATGGATTATTACCTTTATTAGCTAATGTAAATGTTTTACCCGATGATGGCAGTCCACCAGCAACTACTTGTTTTTTTTCTGCTAATGCGCCAGCAGCTTCAGCTTCTGCAAGTAAGGTGTCAATTTCAGTACCCCATTCAATAGTTTTAGCTTCATCCCATATAATGTCGGGTTTACCTTTTTTATTGTTCCATTCCCAAGTACCATATTCGTTTGTATATTTTTTTCTGTTCTTTGCTATAAATTCATCAAATTGTACTTTGTTCATTTTCTTTGTTGAATCTGGTAATTTCGGTGGGTTGTGAAACGCGCCTTCGTTTTGCAAAAAGTTCATAGACCCAAACTCTGATTCAAAAAACTTTTTATATTTAAGTCTTAACTCATCTTTCATTGATGGTGCTAAATCTCTGTAATCATCAACACCAGTTGCTTCAAATATTTCTGATATATCTGGCGGTTCTATGACTTCTGCAACACCAGCTCTTACTTCTCTACTTACTAATCGTGGGTCAAATCCTGTATTCTTAGCAAGTTTGTTTAAAGCTGGTAGATTACCTTTAGCTTTATCTAAGACTTCTGGCTTTATTCCATTGGCTTCTGCTAATCTGCGTAATCTATCCTCTCCAGTAAACCATCCTAATGATTTACGCTCTATCTGTGCTTCTAGCTGCCTTCTCTCTGCTCTATACTTAGCAGCTCTTGCTTTAGCGCCCTTAGCTCTGTTAGTTTGACCATCTTTACGATAAATCTTCTCTTTAGTTTTATTTGTACGTTCTAACTTTTGTAACCTTCTGATTTTATTTCTACGTTTTTCATTAGCTTCATCATTAGTGTCAACTGGCGGTGTAGAGAACCCTTCTATGTAAACTTGCAAACTATGTGTGCAGTTAGGATGAAATAAACCACCTTGTTTTGCAGCTTCTAAACTATCTAAGTTGTGATACTGTTCTGGTATCTTCTCTAAGTCATTAGTTGTTCTTAATATCTTACCTTCGTATTTTCTGCATTGTTCGCACTCCATAGGACTGTCTGATACCCAGCTTAAATATTGGTCTGCATCCTCATATCTATCTAAAGAACCTTGTACTTGTGCATTACCCGCAGTTGTTCTGATAGCAGTTTCAGCATAAGCATCTAAACGCATTTTACGATTACCTAGATTAACTGTTTTAATGCCTTCATCTAAGAATCTATCTACTGATAATTCTATTGCTTCCTCTAGGGTTGCTGCGCCAGATGTTACTAATGCTGCTGCACTCTCTGTAACTTGTGCATAAATATCATTCGTTGACCTTACAATATCTAACTTGTTTACTCTGTTTTGAAATCTGTTAGCAATACCATCTATTAATCCATCTATAGCGTATTCTGCTAATGACTGAAATCCACCGCTTACATCAGTAGAGATGCCAGCACTTAATAATTCAGCAGCTGCGCTTGATTCTCCAATAGAATAAGCAACTTCTACTGCGCCTTCAACTGCTGGTAAGATAGCGCCAAAAGCATTATCAGCAGCTTTTTCTGCTTCTTCTAATAATCTACTTAGGTGTGTTTGCTTGAACT